GCATTGATAGATTTTCTGAATATGAAATATAAGCAACATATATTCCGCATATACAGCCGGCAATATATATTACTGTTACTGCCGTCTCTGAGAAGTATTTTTCTATAGAGATTTCATTTTTCATATTGTCACTCCTTCCTTACTGTTGGGGCTTGTTCCTACAAGGGCATACCAATAACTGATCTAACAGCCTAGTGTTTGAATCTAATAGCTGATCTATTCGCTTGTCTTTAAGTGCTATCTGTTCACGACAAAAATCTAATCTTCTCTGGAAGTTATCACGTTCCTTATCTATCTTTTCATGGTACTTTAGCTTTTCTTTTGCAAGATCACCGGATAGAACTTCAACTTTCTTTTCCAGGTCTTCAATGAGCTGGATTTTGTATCGCAGTAGCGACTTCATGGCCTGAACATCCATGTTGTCAGTGTCCTCAATAGTTTCAATGTCTAACAGGGCCTTTGCTATAGGTCTGATAGTCTCTTCATACTTAAATGAACAGTCCTCGGAACCTTCAGCGAACAGTCGTGAAAGAGTTGACTTAGATACGAAGTCCCCTTGTTTTTCCATGATATCCAGGATATCACCATAGGAATATCCCTTCTCTTCACGAACTTCTTTTAGTTTCAATATGATCTCTCTGGTGTTCGCCATGTGTTTTACCTCTTGAACAGTGTTTCGTTAATTGGAACTTTTATTGACGGTTTTTGGGTGCTACTATTTCACAAGAAGGGAGCGCTACTATGGATGCTAAAGAGTTTATTGATGCTATACTTAATGCCGATGAAGAAACAGTTAAGGCTGTTTGCCGGCTTTTAAAAGTAGATCCACAGCATTTTGAATCTCTGGACTTGCTTTCTGGTAATGGTCAAATAGCAGTTTAGCGTATTCATTTAGCGCTTCCTCCCTATCCCCCTGTGGTTTTGGAGGGGTTGTCACAACATCTGACCAGCCCATTAAATACTCAGGGGTTGTATCTAGGGCGTCAGCGACTTTTTTTATCTTATCTCTACGCATGTTTTCAATCATGCCGGTTTCCCATTTTCTTACAGTACTTTTGCCTACGCCGACTTTATTCCCTAGCTCCTCTAATGTCATTCCTTTTGCTTCACGAAGTTGTCTAATCTTATCTCCAATATCCATGACATACCCCTTTCAATACACCTTCATTTTACAATTATTGTGTCTTTTATGCAACATTATATAAGTAGTAAAGCATATTTGGTGTCATAAAAGATACAAATTGTATTGACATACAAAATATTGTTTGGTAATCTAAAAGTGTCGTAAATGACACGGAGGAAATGATATGGATAGGTTTTTATTGGAATATGAAATGAAAAGAAGGGGAATTACCGTTCAAAAACTCTGTGACGATCTGCACATAAGTAGAACGGCTTTTTATCGAAAAACTCATGGAATATCTGAGTTTACCCTGTCTGAAATAAAAGATATATGCAATTACTTAAAGTTAGACAGCCCTATGGGTGTTTTTTTTAGCAGTGAAAGTGTCGCAAAGGACACTGTGACAGTGAACCAAGGCGTTTGAGGATTAAATAATGACAAAAACAAAGAATCCAATAATAAAGCTCCTGAAGTTTTACATGATTGATTATGACATAGACAGCTTTAGAGAGCTTGCAAAGGTAACAGGGATTGACTACCAGCGGTTAAGAAGAAGGCTGGAAGATCCGCACAGCTTTACAGTTTTTGAATTACTTTCACTTAATGAAACGCTGCATTTTACTGACGAGGACTTACTAAAACTTATCAAGGGGAGAGAGGACTAATGCAATTCAAAAGGTTTTGGGGAATGTATTGTTTGGGGCTGATACTATTCATAATTCTAGTTCTAATCTTTAGGAATCTGAAAGTGGACGCTTACGATCCACAGTCTGAAGTATTTCCAAGAACACATGAAGTTGATTGTGTGGAACTTACCTATGAGGACGCACAGCTCTTAATGAAGATAGCTGACGCTGAGAGCCATAACCAGGGGCCGGACGGCGAGTGGCTTGTCATGAGCGTGGTTATCAACAGGGTAAACAGTCCTGAGTTTCCGGACAATGTTCATGATGTTATCTATCAAGATTACCAGTTTTATACCAAAGGAATGAAAAAAGAAGCCAGCCAGGAAGCGCACGAAGCATTGGCAAGAATTGAAAAAGGTGATGTAGCACCTGAGATTATCGGCTTTGAGAAGACTACTAACAAGTCATTGGAGAAGTATTTTTCCAGCGCGTTTGATTATCGAGATCACAGATTCTACACGCTGAAGAAATAAAAATGACCTTGCTGCAAACAAGGCCATGGGTGAATAGAACCGCTTTATCGCAAATTGGGATCTTTTCACCCCTAATACTACCAAATAAGGAGGGGAAAATCAATGAATATTAAATCAAGAGAACAGATCGCACTAGAGCTACTTGCTTTCAAGATGGAAACAAGGCTTGCAGAAGGGTACAGCACGATAACGCTGGATGATGTGAATGACGTTTTATACACCGGCAATCGTAAAGTGGTGGACCCAAAAATTAAAAAAGAGTTGGAGGTAATCAATGTCAGTAAGAGATAAGTTATTAGCAGTTCAGGCAGAGCTTAAAGCACCTAAAGGACAGACCAATACTTTTGGAAAGTATAAGTACAGATCATGTGAGGATATTTTAGAGAACGTTAAGCCACTTCTGAAGAAGTATAACGCAACTCTTGTTATATCTGACACTTTGGAGCTGATAGGGGACAGATATTACATCAAGGCCACAGCTTCCTTCCAGGACGTAGAGACTGACGGAATTATTGAGAACACAGCTTACGCAAGGGAGAGTGCAGAAAAGAAGGGTATGGATGATTCTCAGATAACAGGAACCACATCATCTTACGCAAGGAAGTACGCCCTTAACGGACTTTTCCTTATTGATGATACAAAGGACGCTGACACTGACGAGTATCAGAAACAGGAAAACGCTTACCCATCTAAGGCCGTAATGATTAAAGAGATATCTAAGAAGTACCCGGCTGGATCGGAAAATTTAGCGGCCCTTCTGAAGACATTTAATGTTGGCAAGTTGGAAGAGGCTTCAGATGCACAGATTCAGGCAGCTTATAACAAGGTTAAAAAGTAATGGAAAAAATAACCGGTCATCCTAACGATCTTGTCTTATGGCTTATGCAAGCGGACAAGGAAAAGCTATATGATTTATCGCTGCATAAGGACGTTAAACCGCGTTCTTTATCAGCGAACAACTATTTCTATGCCCTTATTACAAAAATCGCAGATAGGCTAAAAATATCGCTAAATGAGGTACATAATCAAATGCTTTCAAGGTATGGCTACCCGGAGTTTATTGACGAGAAGGTTGTGTACTTTATCCTTCCAGATTCAATAGATGTAAACAAGCTGGAAGGGGTACACCTGAAGGCCACAAGTAAGACACAAGTTTTAGACAACGGCGATCTTAACAGAGTCTATATCGTTATGCGAGGCAGCCATACATATAACAGTGTTGAAATGGGCCGGCTTATTGACGGAGTTATCAGCGAAGCAAAGGCCCTTGATATAGACACTATAACCGTAACTGAAAAAGACAAGATGCTAGAACAGTGGGGCAAGGCTTATGAAAAGCATAATTCAAAAAGATCATGACTGTTATCTATGCAAAAAGCTGGCGATTGAAAGGCCCGGAACTGACCTTCACCACATGATACATGGTACAGCTAATAGAAAACTGGCGGACGAAGACGGCCTAACAGTTTATCTATGTAGACAACATCATGCAGCGCTTCACGATAAAGGATTACATGACCTTTATTTACAACAGGAAGCACAAAAAGCATGGATGAAACACTATGGCAAGTCCATAGATGATTTCATACAAAGGTACGGAAAATCGTACTTGTAACTTCTCCGGAGGAGAGGAATTTATCACAGATTATCAGACTTTGTGAAATGCCTCTGTCAATTTCAGGGACAGAGGCTAGAAAGGGGGTAGTAATGGGAAAAATGAGCCGAGAGAAGGGAAAGCGCTATGAGCGAGAAGTCGCAGCGGCTTTAAGCGAATATGGTTACAACGCTAGAAGGACCTCACAGTATTGTGGAAACACCGGGGACGCCTCAGACGTAATGGGACTTCCTGGCGTACATATTGAGTGCAAGCATTGTGAACAGTTTAGGATCTATGACTGGATGGCCCAGGCAATACATGACAGCGCCAAGAAGGGTGATATGCCAGCAGTCTTCTTTAGGAAAAACAACTGTGAGACTTTAGTCTGTATGAGGCTAGATGATTGGATGCAGATTTACAAGGAGTGGGACGTTAATACGTTACCGTTTGCTAAAGGGGACAATCATGGATAAAGGCTGGATATCAGTACACCGGAAGATCCGGGACTGTGAAATTATATGGGACGATAAACCTTTTTCAAGAGGCCAAGCATGGATTGATCTTCTTTTAATGGTTAATCATGAGGATAAAGAAATTCTTTTTAATGGCTGTTATAGAAAAATTGAACGCGGTCAAACCCTTACCAGTCTTACAAAGTTGAGCGATCAATGGGGCTGGAGCCGCAAGAAAACAACAAAGTTCTTAAATGAGCTAAAAATGGCACAGATGTTGGACCTAAAATCGGACAACAAAAGCACCACTGTAACAGTGATAAACTATGACTTTTATCAGGTTATGGGTACAGCAAGGGAACCGCAAAAGAGCAGCAAAAGAACATCAGAGGAACATCAGAGGAACACAAACAATAATGAATTAATAATGATAAATAAAGAGAGAGGGACTTCTGAAGAAGTCACCCCTTCCAAAAGGTTTATACCTCCAACAGTGGAAGAAGTAGAGGCTTATTGTCGTGAGCGAGGAAATAATATAAGCGCTTCTCAGTTTGTAAACTTCTATGAATCTAAAGGTTGGATGGTAGGCAAAAACAAAATGAAGGATTGGAAAGGAGCTGTCCGAACATGGGAAGGTAGGGACAAGCAAAGTAATCCGCGACCAATCCTTAGAGAAGAGAAACCAAAATGGCAATAGATTATTTTGACGAGGCTGAGCTAAGAAGGACCATAAGCATAATGAAGCCGGCTGGTGAATTGTTTGAGGTTAGGATCATCCCGGCGAATAAGAAACAAAAGCCTTATGTTGGTTACTTCAAAGATGCAGATGTTCTTATCAGGGAATTAAAAAGGCAGTCCCTAAAGGGAGCCAATATATATATCACACTTCAGGCCATAAAAGAGGCGTGTTATTCCAGGGAGCAGAGAGATTGTTTTGTCCAGGGAGCCAGCACTACTTCAGACAATGACGTAGAAGGTTATAACTGGCTGATGATTGACTTAGACCCTGAAAGGCCTTCCGGCGTGTCCTCTTCTGAAGAAGAACTAAAGGCAGCAAAGGACCTGGGAAATAAGATTTATAAATACCTCAGTGACTTAGGATTTGAAAAGCCACTTTTGGGATTCTCAGGAAACGGCGTTCACCTTCTGTATAGAGTTGAGATCGCCAATAACAAGGATCGTATTAGTTTGATACAGAACTGTTTAAAAGCACTGGATATGTTGTTTAGTACTGATGCAGTAAAAGTTGACTGTGCTAACTTTAATCCTTCCAGGATATGCAAGCTATACGGAACTCTGGCACAGAAGGGATCTAATACCGAGATCAGGCCACATAGAATGTCAAGAATACTCAATAGGGAGATAGAGCTAAAGCCTACTGATGTGCAGTACCTTGAAAAGCTATGTGAAGTAATTCCAAAAGAGCCGGAGAAGCCACAAAAGTATAACAACTATAAGCCTTCTGATTTTGATTTAGATGACTGGTTGTTTAAGTACGGGATCAATTATCAAAAGAGATCAGAAAAGGACTATGACAAGTATGTTTTAGACGAATGTCCGTTTAACTCAGAGCATAAGGCCCCGGATGCTTGCATATTCAAGTCAAGGAACGGCGCTATAGGCTTTAAGTGCTTTCATAATTCTTGCCAGGGGCATACATGGCAAGACCTTAGACAGATATATGAGCCGGACGCCTACGAAAAGAAGAGACAGTATGAAGAGTCTCAGATGTTTAAAACCTACAACAGAAATGAGCCGGTACACATAGAGCCGAAAAGTGATAAACCGATTTTTTATTCCGCTAAAGAGATTGTCGAAAGACCTAAACAAACAGAGCAGATTATAAAGACAGGAATAGACCTGTTTGATAAGCAGTTTAGAGGACTAAAGAAAAAGAATGTGACTGTTTTAAGCGGTCAGACAGGAAGCGCGAAGTCAACGCTTTTATCACAGCTAATACTTAACGCTATAGACACCGGAAACAATACAGCGGTCTTTTCAGGTGAGCTTAGTGACGAAGACTACATGAAGTGGATGATGTTACAAGCTGCCGGAAAGCCTTTTGTGGAACCTACACAGTGGGAGAACTACTACAAAGTGCCGTATGAGTATCAATTAAAGATTGCTGATTGGCTGGAAGGTAAGTTTTGGTTATACAACAACGACTATGGATTCAGATTTGAAGCGATCATTGAACAGCTTGAAAAGATGATCGAGGACAATAAACTGGACCTCTTATGTATAGACAATCTTATGGCCCTGGATATATCGAGTCTTAGTAGTGAGAAGTATGACGCACAATCAAAATTCGCCTGGCAATTACACGAGCTGGCGAAACGCAAGAATGTACACATCATTATAGTTTGTCATCCTAAAAAACCTAACGGCCTACTAGGACTGTATGACGTAAGCGGAACCTCAGACATAGTAAACGCAGTTGACAACATTATTTATGTTTATCGCTACGGAAGACTGTTTGAAAACAATTATCAGCAGATGTTTGGGAGATCCTACCAGGGCGCCGGAACTAATATATGGCATTGTGCAAAAGCACGTTTTGGATCAGTCGATGATGAATACAACGATTTATTTTATGAGCCTGAAACGAAGAGACTAAAGAACAGTGTTTCAGAGAATAGACAATACGGCTGGTATGTATCGGAGTTTGAGCCGGCTGTAGATATACCGTTTTAAGGAGGTTAAAAATGGCTAGTTGCTACGGAGTTTGTTTTACAAAGGATAGAGAGTACAAGATTTTTCATAATTGGCCTGAATGTGACAAGGCTATGAGAGGAAGGCCCCATCTTATGAAGGGCTTTGAGTCTGACGAAGAGGCCCAGGAGTGGCTTGATTCTATAACTACACAACAGATAAATGACAACCTGAGAAAGTCAGAGTATTGGAGCAGAAGAAAAGCGCAAGGTTAAAAGTATTTGGAGGGGCTTATGGAGGATCAGAGATTTAAAGAAGTTGTTTACGGCCCTTATTGTGAGGCCTGGAAAGTAATACGACTACTGCAGCACTGTACAGAACATACCGGAGATTGGGACAAGTGGTATGAAGAGTTTGATAGATTCTGTAAGGCTTATCCGGAAAACAAATTTGCTTATGATCTTGGCAAGTTTCTAATGGATGCAGCGGAGGACATAAAAAAGATGAATGGGGAGGACGTATGAGCTACAAAAGACCATCAAGGCGAAGTAAATATTACTTGCCGCCGCAGATTTATGACAACGTTGTAACTTATTGCCGGTGTTATCCGGTGTGGGTTAAAGAGCTGCAGACACTTCCAGACACATCAAGGGCCATAACCTACGATCAGGACAAAGTACAGTCTTCCGGTGGGTATGATTCAACAGCCGAGGCCGCACTAAAAAGGGTGGAGTTAGAACACAAGATAGATTTAATCAGGACAACGGCTATGATAACCAATCCGCAGATGTGGGAATGGATATTAAGGTACGTGACTGAAAAGAATGTAACTATTGACGATCTGATAGCACAGGGTATGCCTTGCCACAGAAATACATTTAGCACTATGAAGGCGTACTTTTACTATCTGATAAGCAAGAGGATTTGAGGATGTTAACACAGAGAGAAAAGATAGAGATACTCACAGAGAGAATAAAACACCATGATTTTTTTGAAGGCCCTTTTATGATATCAAGGCGAGAGGCAGAAGTAGTATTAAAAGCTATGGCCTTGCAGCATAGAAACTTGACTTATAACCACAACAGATATGAGGCCAATAAAGAAGAGATCAACCAGAAGTCAAAAGACCGATATCAAGAAAACAAAGAAGAAATCAAAGCAAGAAAAAAGCAGAGAGCTTTTGAGAAAGCTATGGAGGCAGTAAAGCTATGAGTTTTATGGAGCGAAAAGTTTGGGAAGGTGAAACTTGCGCCCAGTGTGGCAAGGACGTAGAGCATGAAACCTTTGTGATGGATGAATTGTACTTTTGTTGTGAGCATTGTCTAGGCGCTTATCTTGTGGAGAAGTACGAAGACGAATACGAAGTAGTGGACTTCTGGACTAAAGACGAACTACTGGAAGAGCAGAGAGAAGACCACGACGACCAGGAGAGAGACTATTACGAGTTTTATGAGAGGCATGTATGAC